CGGCTGACATTGTTCCGCCGGTGGTTACATTACCTGCTGATATGTTACCTGCTGATGTGACGTTGCCTGTGGCAGTTATCAGACCTGATGTGGTTACATTACCAGCGATCACGTTGGCTGTGGCGCTGACTGTGGTGCTGGCCGAAACTGCACCAACAACTGAGATACCACCTGACCACACGTTGGCAATCTGTGTACCGTTGACCAACATGTTGACATTGGCGTTGACTGCCGTGATAGTAACTTCAGAGTTGGCATTGAAAATTCTTGAACTTGAAGTAGATATACCTGTAAGCGCCGCGCCGTTTCCAACAAAATATGTGGCATTAACATTGCCTGTGGCACTCACGTTGGCCAAGATCAAATCAGTGTATTGGAAACTGGGATCTGTGGTGTCAACTGTGGTGGTGGGTTGTGTCAACAAATTGGTAAACAATTTGTATTTGGCATCAGTTATGTCACGAAAGTATCCACTGTAACGAATATTTGCGCCATCATAAAACTGTGTGACCACACCCGAATCATAAGTGTCGCCTGGATTGTTGTTGGCCAAAAAGATAAACGGGTCAGTCACTGCCAGGCTGTCTGTACCTGTGGTGGTAAATGTGCCATTCACTGTGAAGTCACCCACGCAAGTGATGTCGCCGCCCACATTCAAATTGCCCACAATGCCTGCACCACCAGCAGTTTTGAAACTGCCAGTTGACACACTGGTGCTTTCGGTGGAATCAACAATGGCAACTCTTCCGCTGACGTTGACATTGCCATCAATCCCAGCACCGCCATCCACAACCAAGGCACCTGTGTCTGCGCTGACTGACACAGCATTGGCCAAGAATGTAGCACGGTTGGTACCACTCACAGTCACACTCATTGAACTCGCATTGGCCCAGTAGATACCTGTGTTGTTGGCTGCGAGACTCACAACACCTGGGGCAGCCACGGTACCTGCATTGAATGTGTTTACTGTTAAATCAAGACTGTTCAACGCACCAGCACGATAGGTCACAGTGATGTTGTTTGTGCCAGTTGTGGGTGCAGAAATAAATTGCAAACTCACGTTGCCAGCAAGGTAATCTGCGAATGGTCTTTGCAGTGTGCTGCCAATCATGACGTCTAGGTCAGATGCTGACGCTACCGATCTAGCCAAGGTAAACTGCGTGGCTACTGAATTACCGCTGAAGGTTTGAGTACTGGTGTTCAGCAGCGGTGTGTTGGGTTGAAGACCAAGATAACTCATTAGGTGATTTCCATTATGCTCAAAATTGCATCAATGCTGGTGGCAGCACTGCTTTGCACGTATATTTTGTCCCCAGTGATCATCACAATCTTTTGATCTCCGCCAACGGGAATTAACGAAGCGCCAGAACTGATGGGTGCGTTGGCCACTATGTAAGTGTTGGCACTGGCATTGGCCAAGAACACATTGGCTGTGATTGCACTGCCTGTGGTGTTGGTGCAAGTCAAGCCAATCACAATAGTGGTTGTACTTGAAGGCACTGTGTAATTGCCAATTATATCAGCTGTTGCGCCAACGTTTTGTGAAGTTTTTCGTGTGAAAGTATTTGCCATTTATTATCCTAATGCTATTGCCAATGCAGCCGCGTCATCTATGGTTGCTACTCTAGCGTTATTGATATTTATCGTGCTAGTAGCGTTGATGTTATTGGCGTTGACATTGGCGGTTGTTGTTACATTTGCCGTGAGGTTGATTGCGCTGACTACATTGCCACTCAAACTCAATCCCACAGCGTTCAAATTACCGCCTGTGATATTACCAGTGGCAAACACAAATCCACTATTTGTTATCAAATTGCCACCAACCACGTTGCCAGTCACTGCCAAACTTGTCAAAGTGCCTACTGAGGTAATGTTGGTTTGTGCGGCTGTGGTCAACGTGCCCACAATACTGGTGCCCGACAGGTTGCCGCCAATTATGTTACCAACTGCTGAGATCAGTCCTACAGTGTTGATATTGCCACCACTCACATTGCCTACAGAAACAACTTGTGCTCCAGTGATCAGATTACCACCAGTCACGTTACCTGTGGCGGTGATTAATCCTGCTGTTGAAATATTGCCACCAATCACATTGGCTGTGGCACTTACTGTGAGTCCTTCGACCAAAGCGACTGTTATGATATTGCCACCAGTGATGTTGGCAGCAGCACTTACTTGTCCACCTGTGGTTATGTTGCCGCCAACCACATTACCAGTAATGCTGGCCACGCCACCTGCATTGACATTGCCGCCAGTGACATTGCCAGTTGCACTTACAACACCACCTGTGGTTATATTTCCACCAACTACATTGCCACCAGCACTGACCAATGTTGTGGCTATGATGTTGCCACCACCAATGTTACCAATTGTGGTTGAGATATTGCCAGTGATTGTGGCTGCACCGTTCACAGTTAAATCACCACCGTTTGTGGTTACCAATGCCCCACCTACTGTGAGAGAGTTGGCTGCGTAATCAAATATCAGTCCTGAATCACCAGTTACCAGTCCAGCACTGTTGAACAGCACCTGACTGTTGCTGGAGTTGGTCAACGCAATGTTACCAATTAAATTACCTATGAAGTTCTGACCTTGCACGTTGCCTGCCGCTGACACATTGCCTGCCGCTGAAATCAGCGCACCTGACACAATGTTGCCTGTGGCGGTTATTAAACCTGCTGTGTCAAAGTTGCCACCTGTGACGTTGCCTGACACTGTGGCTAGGCCAGCGGTGATCAAATTGCCACCAGTAACATTGGCTGTGGCACTGACTGAAGCAGCACTTATTGCACCAGCAGTGATTATATTACCACCTGTTACGTTGGCAGTGGCACTTACTGCACCACTTGTTAGTACGTTACCACCTGTGACATTGGCAGTTGTGGTGATATTGGCAGCACTGGTCAATGCACTCACAACGTTGCCACTCAAACTCAATCCTGCACCGTTCAATGTGTTGGCACTGGTGATGTTGCCCAGCGCACTTATGGTACCACCAGTTATTCCCGGTCCGACCAGGATGTCCTGGGCTATGACATTGCCTGAAGTAGAAACATTTCCACCTGTGTTGATGTTGCCACCAATGATGTTGCCTGTGGCCGAAACTGTGTTGGTGGACAACAACACACCTGACACAATTACATTGCCACCAGTAATGTTGCCGCTGCCTGACACTGTGCCAGTACTAAATGCCAAATTACCATTGAACACTGAGCCATTGACATTGCCACCGGTGCTGATCACACCTGACCCAGCCAATATGTTACCGCCTGTAATGTTGCCAGTTGTGACAATAACGCCTGATCCAGCCAGCAAGTTACCGCCAGTGACATTAGCAGTTGCGCTGATATTACCGCCAGTTAGTATGTTGCCAGTTGCACTTATAATATTACCAACAACAAGATTGCCAACACCTGGGCCATTACTAACAGTTAAATTACCAACTTGTGCATCACCATTACCAAGTAATTTGAATATGCCAAACAGAATGTTGCCGCCAGTGATGTTGCCCACGGCACTAACTTGTTCCAGCGCATTCAAGTTGCCTGTTACAATATTGCCAGTCACACTCAAACTTGGCAGTGTACCAATGCTTGTGGCGGAAACACCTGTTAATTGGCTACCATTACCAAAGAAGTAACTACCAGTTATGTTTCCAGTGGTGCTTACCGTGGCACCTTCCAAGTTACCTACTACAAAATTACCATAGTTGTTTACTGTGACAATTTCGCTGGCAATGCTGACATCCGTGGCTGCAAACATCTTGCCAGTGAAATCTTTAAATCCAACAAATGCTTGTTTTTCTGCGGTATCAAAATACCATAAATCAGTACCACGATCCTTGCCATCATCAGACACAAGTGGAGCATTGTTGGCGCCACGTCCCAGTCCAATGATTGGATCTTCAACATTGAAACTTGACACATTGTTGTAAGTAGTATCGCCGTTGACTGTTAAGTTGCCGCCCACAATTACGTCACTGGTTGTGGTCACTGTGGCTGCACTCATTGCTGCTACGGAAATAATATTACCACCAGTTACGTTGCCAGTTACGTTCAGCGGGCTGACTACATTGCCGCTCAAACTCAATCCTGTGGCATTCAAATTGCCACCAACGACATTGCCTGTGGACGACACCACACCTGCTGTGTTGATGTTGGCACCAGTTACATTACCGCTTGCACTGACTGTAACAGCATTGGCTGAAGTGGCACTTACTGCGCCAGCAGTGATCAAATTGCCACCTGTGACATTGCCTGTGGCTGTGATCACGCCTGCTGTTGAAATATTACCGCCGATCACATTGCCTGTGGACGACACCACACCTGCTGTGTTGATATTTCCGCCGGTGACGTTGCCAGTTACGTTCAGTGGACTAACCACGTTACCACTCAAACTCAACCCGGCAGCATTCAAATTACCACCAATCACATTGCCCACAACAGATACCAAACCGCCAGTGTTGATGTTGCCACCTGTAACGTTTGCACTAGCACTAACTGAAGCAGCACTTACTGCGCCAGCAGTGATTACATTACCACCTGTGATGTTACCAGTGGCTGTTACCAATCCTGCGGTTGAGATATTACCGCCAACGACATTGGCTGTGACACTAAGTGTAGTGGCTGAGATTACATTAGCGCCTGTGATGTTTCCACCAGTACCTGCGGTGATAATATTACCACCTGTAATATTGCCCACAGCACTGACTTGGCCTGCTGTGTTGACGTTGCCACCAGTGATGTTGCCAGTTACTGTGGTAATACCTGTGGCAATTAAATTGCCACCAGCAATGTTGGCTGTGGTTGTTATGTTGGCAGCACTGGTCAATGCGCTGACCACGTTGCCACTCAAACTCAATCCCGCAGCATTTAAGTTACCACCAAAAATGTTACCAGTGGCACTGACTTGACCTGCGGTACGTAAGTTACCACCTGTGCTGTTGCCTGTGCTAGAAATGATACCAGTTATAACAAGGTTGCCACCTAGCACATTGCCAGTGGCAGATAAGTTGCCTGTAGCACTGACTGCACCACCTGTCACAATGTTGCCGCTCGTTACGTTGCCTGTGGCGCTGACTACACCACCAGTTAATATATTGCCACCTGAAATGTTGGCAGTTGTGATCACATTGCCCGTGAGTGCGATCAAATTTCCTGAGTATGTGGGCAAGTATGCTGCCACGTTGGCGTTGCTGTAAGTACTTCCTGCGGCAATACCAGTTAATAAACTACCATTACCAATGAAATAATTACCAGCAATATTGGCTGTGGTTGTAATGTTGGCCACAGTATTGATATTGCTGACAACATTGCCGCTTAGACTCAATCCTGCGGCGTTCAAATTGCCACCAATAATATTGCCCGAAGCACTGACGCTGGCAGCACTTATGGCTGCTGCGGTGATCAAATTACCACCAGTGATATTACCAGTTGATGATACAATACCAGCAGTGTTGATATTACCGCCAGTGATGTTGCCAGTTGCTGAAACTTGGCCGGCTGTGGTCAGATTACCACCAGCCACGTTGGCTGTCACAGCCAAACTGCCCAATGTGCCCACAGAAGTAATATTGGTTTGTGCGGCTGTGGTCAATGTGCCCACAATGTTGGTACCACTCAAGTTGCCACCAGAGATGTTGCCCACTGCTGTGATCAATCCTGATGCAACCAAATTGGCGCCGTTGACATTGGCCAGAGTGTTTACGTTACCAGTTGCAACTACTGCACCTGCTGTATTTAGATTGCCACCAGTGATGTTGCCTGATGCACTGACACTTACAGCACTGACATCTGCAGAACTAATTACATTGCCGCCCAGCACATTGCCTGTGGCTGATACATTGCCGGTGGCGCTAACAGCACCTCCAGTGATGATATTACCTGCGTTGACATTGCCGGCAGCAGAGACCAGTCCAGTGGTTCTCAAGTTGCCTGACTGTGTGTTGCCTGCCACTGTGAGCAAGTTTGGTCCGTCGGTGTTAAATGTCAGACCTGCTGTGGCTCCGGCATTGCCGTTGTTGTTGAATATGACTTGTGTGTTTGATCCAGGTACAGTCAAGTTACCTGTTACGTTGCCTGAGAAGTTACCCACAAAGTAACCAGCAGTGGTAATATTTCCTGAGGAAGATATTTGGCCATCAGTGGTCAAGTTGCCGCCTGCTACATTGCCTGTGGCTGTTAGTGTGCTGGGAGAGAATGCTCCTGTTATGCTCAAATTGCCGCCAGCAATGTTGGCAGCAGTGGTGATATTGCCTGTGGCAGTGATTTGGCCAGCAGTTTGAATGTTACCACCAGTAATGTTGCCTGTGGATGATACCACACCTGCGATGTTGACATTGCCACCGGTTACATTACCTGCTGCAGATACTACGCCTGCTGTGTTGATATTACCGCCAGCAATGTTGGCCGTGACATTCAACGCACTAACAACATTTGAACTCAAACTCAAACCAGCAGCATTCAAATTGCCACCAACAACATTACCAGTTGATGATACTATGCCTGCTGTAATTAAATTGCCGCCAGTGACGTTGGCACTGGCTGATACAGAAGCAGCTGATATTGCACCAGCAGTGACAATGTTGGCGCCTGTGACGTTACCACTTGCACTGATTTCACCTGTGACATATTCGCCTGTGGTGGCAAACACTGCTACATTTGACGTGCCACCTACACCAACAGTGACATTGCCGCCTGAACTCACAACTGTGACATTGCTAGTGCCGTTGTTGATATTGGCCACACTGGTGATTACACCAGTTAACAGCGCACCATTGCCTAAAATGTATCCGCCTGTGATATTGCCGGCCGTGGATATTGGATTTGTGCCAAATGCAGCCAAATTGGCCGCCACATTGGCGTTGCCATAACTGGCTGCAACACCAGTCAAGAAAGCACCATTACCTAAAACATAATTGCCTTGCACATTGGCTGTGGTGGTCACATTGCCGGTCAGTGCTGCCAAATTTCCTGTGTATGTGGGCAAGTATGCTGCCACATTTGAATTGCCGTAACTGGCAGCAATACCTGTGAGTTGGCTACCATTACCAATAAAGTATGCGCCAGTAACATTGCCAATTGCAGATACAGCACCGCCAGTGATCAGGTTGCCAACCTGTGCATTGCCGCTCAAGGTCAGTAAATTGGCGGTGTAATCAAATGTTAACCCTGCTGATGCTCCAGCATTACCAAAGTCATTGTACAGTACTTGTGTGTTGACACCTGGCACAACAATGTTGCCAGTGACGTTGCCTGAGAAATTACCAATGAAAAATCCATCTGTGGTAATGTTGCCTGTGGAACTGACCGACCCAGCAGTGCGCAAATTTGCACCCACTATGTTACCTGTGGCACTGACCACCCCAGCAGTGGTTAGATTACCGCCACGAACATTGCCTGTTGATGACACCACACCTGAGGTGTTGATGTTGGCGCCAGTGATGTTACCGCTGGCAACTACCGACACTGCGGACACGGCAGCAGTGGCTATCAAATTACCACCAGTTACGTTGCCAGCAGTAAACACTCCACCGCTGACCACATTTCCAGTGCTGGAAACAATTCCAGAAATAACTATATTGCCGCCAGCAATATTACCAGAATAGACTGGCAAGTAAGCAGCCACATTGGCATTGCTGTATGTTTCAGGTAGGCCACTCAGCAAAGCACCGTTGCCAAGAATATATCCACCAGATATATTGGCAAGAGTAACAATATTTCCTGTAGCACTTGTTTGTCCAACAACAGCAAGCCCAGCAGTAGAAAATGTTCCGCGAGTTGCATTGTTGACCGTGACCACTACATTGCCGTTGGCCGCAGCAATGGCCACATTACTGGTGCCGTTGTTGATTTCATTGGTGCTGTGTTGTCCTGTGCCTTCCAACACAAATGTACCGCCTGATTGATTGGTAAATGTCAAAGCAGTGGCATTGCTGGAGATGGTAGCCGAGTTAAGGAAAATTGTATTTCCACTCAAATACAAGTCGTTCCAGGCCTGTGTTGCACTACCCAAGTCATAAGTTACATTGGCTGCTGGCAGTATATTGCCAGCAAATGTGGTATTAAATCTTGAGAATACCACTGTGTTGGCAGTGTTCTGAATGCCAACAGTGACATTTCCGCCTGAGGTCACAGTGACATTACTGGTACCTAACGAAATATTTGGAGCAGCGGCAGCAATTACACCAGTTAATTGACTGCCATTGCCCACAAAATATTGAGCATAAACTGTGTCAATACGTTGAGTAGATGCACCAATGTCATACACAGCGTCAATGCTGGGCACAATTGAACTGTTTGCCTGAATGTTACCAATACCATTGGCTTTTAACACCAAATTATTATTAACACCAGTAACTGTGATGGTGTTGCCAGAGATAACGACATTGCTGCCTACAGGGCCAGCGGTGTAAATCTCAGTAAAATTTTCGTTTACCGCGGTAAATGCATCGCGTAACGGTTCACCAGTGCCGTCATTGGCGGCAGCACCCGTGTCAATAATCTGTTGTGCCATAGGTCTATAATGTCCTCTGATGTATTTACCAAAAGACTTTGTTTGCTATTTTAGGATAATCTGGTGTAGGTCAGGAAAGCGCCTGACTGTATGTTGATATTTGACGCACTGGTCTGTGCTTGAATGGCCACATTGGCATTGCCAGCACTGTAAATTGTACCAGTAATTCTCACAGATCTAGGTGTGACACCAGTCATGCCTTGTGTGGCCGCTGCGGTGCCCGACACATTGGAGGTTGAAGTGGCAAACGCTGCGGTTTGTGTGGTTTGCGCTTCTACGGTGTAGTAACAAGTGCCTGCATCAAAATATGTACTAAATCCTGTGGTTGTGCCGCCATCTGGCAGAATGGGCATGTAGGCTTCGTATTTGTAAGTATATCCGCCCAGTACAAAGAATCCCAAAGTTCCAACATTGGCTTGCACAGCACTGTTAAATGCCACTGTGGTAGGTTGCCAAACAATGTTTTCTACTCCAATCCCTGTGCCATAACTGTTGCCAGTGACATTGACATTGGCTCCAACAATGTTGCCAGATGCAGTGATGGTACCACTGCGTACATTGCCGGTGGTACTGAAGTTCTGAGTTGCGTTAAAGTTAGACGCAATCATATTACCAGTGGCGCTGACAGCATCGTCGCTGAGAATATTGCCACCTTTGATATTGCCAGTAGCACTCATTCCAGCAGATCCTGCACTCACAGCACCTAAACTTATAACGTTGCCGCCGGTGATGTTGCCGGTAACCGTGGTTACTCCAGCGGTGATCAAATTACCACCAGTGACATTTCCAGTGACCGTGGCCAAGCCGGATGCGATTAAGTTAGCACCATCGATGTTGGCTGCACTAGTGATATTACCGCTGACATAAGCAGTGCCTGTCACTGCCAACGTGTCTAGTGGTGCGGCGTTGGCAATGCCCACATTGCCTGATGCGCCAATCACTGTGATTCTTGTGGTAGGAGTAGCAGTGCTGCCTGTTTGAATTTGTAGATTGGCGTTGCCATTGGTATCAGCATACACCGCCTGAATTCTTGCTGTGATCCTGGCACCAGACCCAGTTGCATCCGATGTAAACCACTCAATAGATCCAATGTTTGCACCCAGTGTAGTAACCGTAGTGTTGGCGTCTGTAAATCTGATCATCTGGCTGGAAGTAGCACCAGTGGTTTGTGTCAATACAATATTGCCAGTGGCCACAGTTAAATTGCCACCTGACAAATTGCCAGTGGCACTTACTTGTCCTGCGGTGTTGACGTTGCCACCAATGACATTACCACTGACACTTTGTAAGCCAGTTATGTAAGAACCTGTTGTGGACCAAACAACCACATTTGATATACCACCAACAGTGACATTGGCATTGCCATTTATCACTGGGATTTCAATACTGGTTGTGCCATTGAAAATCTTATCAGCATTGATGTTACCTGTCAGCACTGCATTACCAGTCACTGTGAGGTTGCCCACAATGTTAACATTGGTACTTTGCAGGGTGACTAAATCACCTGCGTTTATGGTTTCTATGGTGTAATCGCCACTGACACGTTTGACTGTTGACATTTAAAGGTCCTTTGTGTTATTTATGCGGTCAAGCAAGTCTGACATGGGCATGTTTTTTAAATTGGCAATGTTGTTTAATTCTGGTATGCTGGCAGTGGTGTCTCCCATTACTCGATGAAAACTGGTTTTTGGGAAATCTCGACAAATGGTCACAAGTTGTCTAGTCCAGTTGCCCGTAAAGGTGGGCAAACTTGAACTTTTTTTGTAAAATTCTGTGTCAGCATACACGTTGTTAAACTTGTTGTTGACGTTTGGTCCCATATCAAACCCAATGAGATACACTGCCAGGTGCTGATCCAATGCAGCCACCCCCACTGCAATAGGCCCCGAACTGAACCCAAAATAACTTTGTGGCACGGTTCTTGCGCCCAGTCCTGGCAAGGGTTTTCTAGTGTACATCACATTGTTTTGTGCGTATCCTGAGTTTTGTATAACTTGGGAAATTCCCTTGTCCGTACTGATCAGCACATCTGGAACAAACTCTCTGTACAAGGCGTTGCATCCGTAGATTCGCCCACGTTGTTTTAGTTGGTTTAAATCCACTAGCAGCCGGCTGACACCGTTGCCCAATACAAATGCTGCGCTCATAAAAAAGTCCTCCCATTATGTATCTGGGAGGACTTGGTGGTGTTACAAATTAAGAAGTAACGTTGTCTACAATGGCCAGGTCCAACAAGTTTTGTTGACCAGAAGTCACTGTACCAGTGTTGGGGGCGGCTGTGGTTCCTGACTTGATCACTGTGCCTTCGTCGGTGAAGAAGTTGGTGGCATATCGTTTGTCTGCAATCACCGAAGTATCTGCATAGGTTGACCCGCCGGTCCAGTCCAACAAGAACTTGTTGGTGAGTTTGCTGATTGTGGTGGCAGTACTATCACCAATGGTAAACGTAATGGCCATGAGTCCTGCTGCAGGAGTCACATCATCAGCCAGCACACACACACCTACACTGTTGGCTGCACCGTTGCCAGAACCGCCCACTGAAGTTGCTGTGAAAATTGTGCCCAGACCAAAGTTGGCAGGTGCGCCAGCAGCAGGCCAGTCAGTGGTTGTGCCCACAGTGCTGATTTGATAGGCTTGGCCCACCACAAAACTTCCATCGTTGACACCGGTCACATCGCCCACTAGATATTTGTGGCTGCCTTTTTGGCGTATGATATAGCCCTGAGCCACACCAATACCGGTTCCTGAAGGGTTAGCAATGTTCACAATTACATCAACTCTGGGGTTGGTTGCTGAAGGTGTGTCAGTAGGTGCTGCACCGCCCACAACACCCAGATATTGAGTGGTGTTGAGTGTGTCAGCAGTGTTGACCACTGGAGCAGTCAATGATCCAAAGTTAGGAAAAGCAATGTCCACGCTGACGGCTGCGCCGCCATTGCCAGATCCGGTGCTTGTTTTTTGTATTTTAAGAGGACGTCCCATTTTGTTTTCTCCTTAAAGAAGTCCGATGTGGGTTCTAGCCACTACGCGGTAGGGGTTAGTCTTCCGCATAAAACGCAGAATTGCGTTGACAAGTATTTATGGTGAGGTTGAAATAATTCACTGTGTAGTGTACACTGTAAATATTACCATGGACACAAACGAAATAATCACAGACGTTGCTCATCTCATTGAAGAAGGCAACAGACTGCGCGGTGAGAACCGCCCAGACCAAGCCCTCAAATGCTACATGCTGGCCATGTGTCATGATCCAAATTCCGCCGCGGCATTCAACAATTATGGCAATGTCATGCGTGAATGTGGGCAGCCAAAAAGAGGCATACCATTTTTACAATATGCTGCTGAAATAGATCCCAACAATGTCACGGCACGGTTCAACTTGGCGGTGAGTTATCTGATCATGGGCGACTATGCTCGTGGTTGGCCTGCATACGAAGCACGGTGGGAGTACGAACATTTAGCAGGTAGTTTGCCACAGCATGCACAACCTCGTTGGACTGGTCAAGATTTAAAAGACAAAACTATCTTGGTGATAGGCGAGCAAGGACACGGGGACAACATACAGTTCTGCAGATTCTTGTTTAACTTGCATGCGGCTGGTGCTAAAATTTTGTTCCAGGTAACAGATGGTATGATTCCACTACTGTCCAATGCCAGCATCATCAACTGGGTGGGTAGATACACAGATCAGCCTCCTGAGTTTGATTACTGGGTGCCTATCATGAGCATACCCGGAGTACTGGGCATTACCGTGGATAATCTTCCCCGACAGATCAGTTATATCAACGCACAAGACTCACAAGTAAAAGAGTGGCTACAGCGAATGGGTCCTAAAAAACGCATGCGTGTGGGATTTTCATGGTCAGGTCGCAGAGATGCCTGGCTCAATCAACACAAAGGCGTGCCATTTGAAACCATGTTGGACTTGATCAAACGCAACCCTGACTATGAGTGGATCAACTTGCAAGTAGATGCCACTGACGAAGAGTCTGCTGCCATGGCCGAGGCCGGTGTTACCATGTATCCTGGATCTGTTACTAGTTTTGCAGAAACTGCGGCATTGATCATGTGCTTAGATGTTGTGATCAGTGTAGACACTGCTGTCACACACTTGGCAGGCGCATTGGGTCGTCCCACATGGCTGATGTTGCAGTGGTTTGCTACAGACTGGCGATGGATGCTGGATCGTGACTCAAGTCCTTGGTATCCTACCACAAGGATATTCCGTCAACCCTCAATGGGTGACTGGACATCAGTTACCAAGAAGGTAGAACAGTATCTAACTTGGTTCAAAGTATAGCCAACAAAAAAGCCCCTTTCGGGGCTTTTTCGTCCTTCCCATCCCTGGGTTGGATTCTCTGATTAGGAGAATGACAAGTTCGAAACGGCTATCTCGCCCACATAATCTCCGGCATTGCCGAAAGACGATGCAGTGTTTGTCAGTTCGATGTACCCGTAACGAGTCATGAATGACACGACTGGTTCAAATGTGCTTGGATCCAACACAACGCCTGAAGACATCAATGGGATGTATGGGCAGTAGAATGCTGGTGCATCTGCTTCTGAAGAACCTTTGTAACCAACCAATACGCTTTGTGTGTCAGCAGCATAACTGTCGACAAACACACGCATAGAGCCGTTCAATGTACCAACAAACTTGGTGTTGGTAGGTGCTTCAAATGTGCCTTCTGTAGTGCGAGCAAAAGCAGAAGTAGTTGCAGATTGCAACACTGTCAAAGCGGCTGAACTAACTACAGCGTAGTTACCAGCGCCACGACGAGTGCGTTGAGCAATCAAGTTAGCAACACGGTTAACCAACACAGCCAATGCGGCGTGTTCGTCACCAACGAATGTTGCTGTACCAGAAACAGTAGCCTGGTTGTATGTAAACTCAGTAGCAGCCAATGAGCGCAGACTCAAGAGAATCTCTTGGTCAATCTCAGCGGTAATCTCTTGAGCCAATGCTGCCATGATTTCTGCTTCAACGTCAATACCATGCATGGCTTGTGCGTCTTGTGCAGATTCAAATGTCCAGCGGGCTTGCAACTTACGTGTGCGAGCTTCAACGGCTTGTTTCAGGATTTGAACGCTGATTTGTTTGCCGCCTGTACCTTCCATGGTAGCAGTGTTACCGCCGGTATAACCAGTGGCAGTGGCTGTACCAGCAGGTACAGTAGAATATGCTTGAGCAATTTTAAATGGACTCAATGCTTCTTCACCGGCTGCTACAGAAGTAGCAGCTGCACTGTTGTCTGTCAAACTGTTGGCATAACGCACACGCAGGGTGTGAATTTGACCAACTGGACCTGTCATGGGCTGAACGCCAACCAACTCGTTAGCAATAACGGTGGGCATAACACGACGGATCACTGGCAGAATCACACGGTTAAGTGTGGCAATGTTGCCAGCAGCAGTTGAACCTGCGCTTGCATTTTCTTTCAAATAGCGACGAGTGTTTTCGAGGATAACATTCATGCTATTGCGTTTGGTTCCATTAAGACCTTCTAACAGTGCCTCTTTGGTTTCGCCCCAACGACTTTCTAATAGTTCTTGTGACATTTAAGTCTCCTTGTTAAGATTAAAGACCTGCCAGGCGCTTGAGGTCAATCACGTTGCTGCGATCTTCCGACACACTGGGAACAGTAGTTTTATCACCAGTTACTGAGGTGACAGATTCTGCAATTACTTTACGGGCTTTCGCAGTTCTATCTTCCAACACTGCTGGTAGATTCTTTTCAAAAGCATTTTTCAAACGGTTAGTTTGTAC